TGCAAGGTATTTCTCAAAATCTTTATCAGATACTAAACCGGTTGCTATAAGTTGTTGTCGATGTGGTGAGTCTGGATTCAAAAGATAGTCAGGTATCTCACCGCCATCAAGAATACGACTGATGATAATATTATTACTTCGATCAAGTGTCGTGTTCGATGTTACCTTCGGAGCTGTAATAGCTCTGGAGTATTCGCTCACTGCCTCCTTCGTTGCTGTTATGAATGTTTTGATAGTCGGCCACGTCCGTCCGCTTTGGAGGGCGCGGACGTGACCGTCTATCTTTCCCAAGGTTTGTTCAATATCAACATCCTCGAACTGAGATGGGATGTGTTTATTGATGTCACCTACAATAAGATTCATCTCTTCACGCAATGTTTCATCATCCATAGTTGCAGGTGGTGAGTATCGTTTAAGCAGCTTGACTAGCCAAGTACCAATCTTGCGTGTGCGTTTTTCGTAATTCATTTTTTATCCTCGATAGCTTCAGGTTGCCATTGTAAAATATTTTTAAGACGATCTGTATTCGTACCTTCCTTTGGTGCAACGTCTTCGATTTCATCATCCCACCGTTCACCATTCAACCATGTAGTTGGGTGAGGTATGAATTGTTTTTCTTTGCTCTCCATAACTTTAACAAACTTATGAAGAGCAACCAATATGACAGAAGCTTCTTCCTTTTCACAAGCTTTTTTGAAAGCCAAACGAGCATGACCCTTACCAACTTTTCTTGGATACAACTCCCAGAACTCATCGAAGGGTAGTGTCTGTGAGACACCCGAAGGATGTATATAGTCTATTATATCTATAACTTTATTACCTTTGTGTATCTGTGTGACACTAGTCTTTTTCATTTCAGTCTCCTTTACTATTGAAAATTGGTACAGTGATGGTCGACCTTTGCCGCCACTGTGCCTGATTATGATTTCATTTTCTACTAACCAGTTGATAGATCGAATGACTGAAGACCTGCTCATGCAGGATAGCTTAGTCATCCGTTCGATGCTTGGGTAACAGACACCGTATGAGTCTGTATGATCCGCTAAGATCAGTAATATAATTTTGATCTGAGCATTTGGGACTTGCCAAGACATCACTTCATCTAGTAAGATCCCACTATAACTCATGTGGTTTATGCATAGTTATACTCCTCCTGTAATCCCTGCTTAGGATTGCAATATATCGACTGACCCCTAGGCTACCACACCTAGGGGTTTTTTTCAAAAGGATAATTGTCCTTGATCATCACCCATCCAGTATTCTTTGATACGTTTACCTGAATCTGTTTTGATCCACTGACTTTCTACTGGAAAGCCAGTCTCTTTGAGATCACAGATTCTTCTTGGTAAAGACCAGCAGCCAAACTTTTCTAGTGCTACCATACCAGTAATAGTATTACCTTCTTCAAGAAACTTCTTGATCATCTTGCTTTGATTTGCGAACTCTTGCATTACTCTCTCCTATTAATTGTGCAAACAACTCATCAGGCATGATGACAATCGTTTGCGGTTTGCCACTGCGTCTTTTGTAGAACGCAATGTCTCTATTATCCAAGACTGTAAATGGACTTGGAAAATTTGATTTATCTCTGTACTTAACTTCACCTACCAAATGTCGTCCGACCAATGTGAGGTGGATATCTCCTGACCATTCTCCTCCAAGCGATCCTGAGAGCGGAACTCTTTTTGCTTGGATGCCTTGGTCGTTGAGCCACTCGGTAATTTTTCTTTCGTGATAACTGCCTTTCGACTTATTTTTGTTTCCCATGTGTCATCCTCATAACAACTCATACACACTGTATGATAAGTCGCTTTCTTTATCGATGCTAAAATTTGTACAAAATATTCTACCTTGTTACCACACGCATCGCATTCATGGTAAGTTTTATTAAGAATCTTTCGAGCGGATTTCGATCTTACAGCCAAGTGCATCTAACCAACACGTTAACATGAAACCAGATGGCACACGTTTGTATTGCTCCCATTTGTGAATTAAAGATGAAGCGCACCCCACACGATCAGCTAATTTTTCTTGTGAGTATCCAAGTTCATTTCTCTTTTGCACTAACTGATCTACCAGATCTGCGTAACTGTCGGTCACTTTCGTTTCAGTTACATAGTGTGAGAAGTTTGTCATAACACACGCTTGTCTTTGCGTTTACATTTACCTGTCTTAATTATCTCAATCATGTTGGCTATCTTCAAAGATGTATCATAAGATAGTTGAGTATCACCTTTAAGAGTTCGATAATAAGTTGAGCTAGGGATACCTGCTCGATGAAATATTTTCTTCAGAGGTATCTCTAGCTCACTGCTCATTGCCTTCAACTGCTCGAAATAATTTATTAGCATACTGCATTTATGCAACAGGCCTTTTTATTTTGTCAATGGTCTCCCCATTCATCATCGATTAGAGCCAATACCTCACCACTGCCATCACAGTTATCGCAGTCTGCTCGGTACTCTTCTAGTTCACCAATGTCGCTTGCGCTCAATCGTTTTACTGGTCGCTCATAATAGTTGAAACCATCACCCTCACATTCAGGACAGCTTACAAACTCATCAGTTACCATTGCATCTTTTACTCTACCCATTGGTAATTTTCCTTATACTAGAAACTTCAAAAGATTTTGCTTGATCATAACCAATATCTATTCTTAAATCATCGAGTGCAACAAACTCAACATTATTTGGATCGTCACAATCAACATGATATGTCATTGAGAAAGTTTCTATTGGTGTGAACTTCACTGCATAAGTAGCCATCAATCCATCCTCGTAGCATAATGTTTATCACCATCAGGTATACCCATCACAGAATATGGATAGAAATATACCTGACCTTCTCGAGTATCCCATGTCATATAAGGATACATTGGTTCATCTTCTGGATATCGATAGACGCCTTCGCTATCTATCTCACCACCCATAGGTCGTTCTTTGATACCCATACCTGCTCGAGCCTTGTAACATTTATCAAGGTGATCGAGCAGAGATTCATCACTACCCATTGCATGGTGTAGATTCCATTGCAC